TCCAATTACGATCTCCAACCCACTGGTTTAACCCAGATTTTAGGAGAAAGTCAACACTTAGGTGTGTTTCTTCTTTAGTCATACTACGTTTGTTAATCTGTATGTAGTACTTTCCCTTACAGGAAACTATATATCCTTAACCAGAGTAGAAAAGGTTTGAACTGTTGAAGTTTGAAGAGAGATGGTCACTTCGTTTATAAATCTCGGTATTTTTGCCAAGAATAAGTAGACGATCTTTGACCAAGATCACAAGATATATCTTCAATTGGAGAAAATCTTGGATCGGTAATTGGGCTATCCCAAAATGAAGTAATAACTTCTTTTGCAGTTTCATCTGCAAAACTTGATGTGATAAATAGTAAATCTAAGCTAATTCTATTTAGCTTAGTGACTAAAATATCACATTGAACACCCATTTCCAGATTAGGAATTATAGTTGTAATAGGTGAGTTAAAACTTATATCATCAAATACATTAGTATAGGATGTAGATAGGTTCAATACAACATATCTAAAATAATAATAGTTGAAATTGAAACTCCAACAAAAATAAAAATAAAAATGTTGGATCGAGATCAGTATGAAATATTTGGATAACACCGTTCAACTAAAGTATCTTTATCGATATTGTTAGGATTTAATTCTAATTCGAGCGAGCTAAAAGAAGCTCCTGAATTAGAACTGGATTGACTAACTGATTAAAGATTAAGTTAGTTGGTACATCATATGATACGTAACCTCCTAGAAAAATCCCAAATCCCGAAAAAACTCCTAATAAGAAAATTAAATTCTTAGAGAAGAGGGGATAAGTTTGATAAAATCTAGGATCAAATATGGAACCATATGAGAGGTACAGTAGGTACACAATAATAAAGAGATAAAAACCTCAAATTATTGGGTCCCTAATATCGAACAACATTAAAAAGGGTATATTTTGAATTGTATCTTTAGGTTTAATAGTTAACCTTTTGAGCAACTTCGTGTGTAATCTCAATCAAGAATTATACACAGAGAGTCGTCAAGGTAACCTTCTACTAATATTAACTTTATAATCAAATAATAAGTTATTAGGAGATGTTTTAACACTTAATTCGGATAATTTGAAATAAATTTCGAATAGAGTTTTAAGATCATCAGTAGAATGATATAATTTTGATAATCTATTATACTCAGACACTAATTCAGAATATAAAGCTTGCATTTCCCGACCAGCTACTGCTACAAAAAGTTGATATAATCTGTTTCATGTTTTAGGATTTATATATTTAAGTAATATATCATAATCAAATACACTGGCAAAAGCGTTTATATTTTTCATATATTGAACGCTAGAAGATCAAAGATGTTTATTCTTTAATCCTATCTTTATATTTTCTTTAACAGTAAGATGTGGTAATAATCTTAAACCTGTCTTATTGAAAATTGCAGAAATAGTTTTAGCAACAAAGTCGGGAAGGGAACTACTAGGAATAAATTCTTTATAACTAAATAATTCGAATAGCTTTTCTGGACCTGCGGTTGGATTATATGATGATCTATAAATCAGGTATATAGATCGCAGGTACAGTATTTGAAAAACTTTAGAAGGTAATAGGACTGATTTAGTTCCGGACGGGTCTTTAATTTGTATAGTAACCCGATCTTTAATTAAAATTTTAATTAAATGTCGTAACATACCAATTTTTGAATCTAGTCTCTCAAAGCTATCTAAAATTAATTCTTTCAATGCGAGGATTAAGGTACTGTATTTTAACCCTCGGTGAAAAGTTTTAGTTAATGTAACTTGGATATTATCCGAGAAGTTAAACTTACTAAAGTTAGAAAGAATATGATTCTTAACAATTAAATTACATTTAGAAAATTCTTTATTTATAGAACTTAACACTCTATAACCATATCCGCTGATTTTAAGTCGATCACTGAGTTTCAAATTGTTATTATTACAAAATGAAACAAATTCTGCAAAAGAATTAAGTGAAGTTGAATAATCTCTAAAAGAAATAGGAGATACATCAAAGATTTGTTTAGAATTGACTAATAAAGTCTTTTTCGCAAATTCGATACCTAAAGAAGCAGATGATAGGATAGATTTAGCCAAGGAAATGTTTACTTGTAGTAATTTCATAATTTTACAATAATGAAAATATACGGAGTAATCTCCTAAAACTAAATCGTCTCCTAATAAAGCATAATTTTTATATAATTTAAATGGGTTTTCCCCAGCCTTTCAAGCGGCAACTTGAACTATGAAGTGATGAGTCAACGCGAGCATTGCTCAAGAGGACAAAGCACCCATAGGTTGTCCAACCGTATATCTTACATCTTTTCTAGAGAAGAAGTTTTTTGTACGGAAAATGAAAGGAACAACGAGATTAAAATCTCTATCTACCATAATATCTTTCCAATAAGAAGCAAATTCATTATTAAATAGATCACTAAGTATTAACTCTTGTAATTCAAGAGGTAATCTATCTGTAGCTGAAGATAAATCAACAGAATACAGACCATTAGTTTTCCTTTTTAATAATCGTTTAGCAGGACGTATTTGGTTAAATGTACCATCCATTGGTAACTTAGATAAGATACCTTTGAATATGCAATCATGTAAAGATTGAAGACACCAATTGGTGTAACAATCAACATAAGCAAAAATACGCATTTTCCCTGCAGCTTCAGGTTTTACAGATAATTGCCCAATATGGGTAGATTTTCCGGGAACTAATAAGTTTTTTTCTTCTATATGTCCGTGAGACAGTAGAGATAAAATATCATTTCTGTCTAACATCACACAAACTTTCTGTAATTTCGTTAAGGTCGATGGATTTCTATTTAAAGCCAATCGCGAATTTACTATAGAACTAGGATGTGTAGAGTGTAGAGCATAGTCTTCATTTTGATAACTATCTCCTCTAGCTCGGTTAGGTGATGCTGCAAATATGGACCTTACTGGTTTATTGAAAGTTTTTAATCAATCAATACCTTTAAGATAAACCTTATTTGGAAGATTACTTAAAAATATACCTAAGTAATGTCTTCAAGGTAATTGATCCATGTAACCCTTATTATTAGGGGCTTCAATGGATTTAAGAGAACCTTCACCAGAATGATATATTATTCGGTACATATAAAATATACTCAATCAGAATTTAATTAATGGATATTTATAGACAGAATTTGAGTCAATTATCCTTCGATGATTGGCAGGAATTAGTTTAGGAATACCGCTTGATTTTTTTCTGGCTATACGAACTTTAGATATAGAAGCTATATCATCAAGTATATAACCAGATGTGGCTTGCTGTAAAGCTACAGTAGCCGTTTTTAAATAGGTTACGAGACCCCGGTTTCCCTGAGTCTTTTGTATATGTTGAAGTTTCAACATTGTTGTTCGAATATTTTTTATAAAAGAAGAAGTGACCATGCAGTGACAAATAGTAATAAAATTAATTATTACATTTATCAATGCATCCGAATTGCTTCGGATCATGACACCTAAATCTTGATATTTAAATTTTATACGAGTAAATTGGATCATTAAATTAATGAGATAAAGAAACTCGCAGTAAAAATAAGATTTACTTTTACGGTACTCCTATATTGAAGGTTCTTATGGTCCCTCAGCAAGAATCTGACAACTAAAATTTAATTGTAGACCTATTATCTTTTAAGATACTGAGGCTCATTGAGCTCCATATCATTAGTAACGGCTTGGTAGGCTTTAGTCCCACCAACTACCTCATGAAAATTTTATTGAAACAATATAGTTTTTCCCGAAGGTTTCTCATTTTTAAATTGAGAAGAGGCAAGGCTTCGAGCCAAGAATCTTTTAATTAAAATGGAAATTCAAAATTTGGCTTCAGTTTCCTTATTAATTTAAGGGCTGCAGTCACCTGAGACAGGTCTCCTCTTTAATATTTCTATTAAAGAGGATTTTCTTTGTATTAGGATGATTACTACGCCCGTCAAAGGGTATAGTGAGAAACCTTATTATCTAGGAATTTATACCTGTAATAACTGTTTTCCTTTGAACTTTGTAGACAACCTCCTACTACAAGATCAAAGCACTTTCGCACTTTGTCTCAACACTTAGGGTAATTCTTCAAACCGAATTAACGGTTATCAGAATCTTTCAAAGATTTCTGAAGTTAGTGATTTAATCACTA